TAATTATAGGATATATGACATGTTATCAGACAATTTAAAAACACTATTAGGAAGTACATTTGTCCTGTACACCAAAACACACGGATTTCATTGGAACATTGAAGGCAGTAATTTTCCGCAGTATCATAAATTTTTAAATAAAATGTATGATGAAATCTATGAAAGCATTGATACTATTGCAGAATATATCAGAACATTAGATAGTTATTCTCCTGGTAGTTTAGCAAGAATGCTTGAATTAAGTATAATTGAAGAACAATCCAAAATTCCACGTGTTGATTTAATGCTTGAAGAACTACTAGCTGATTGTGAAAAAATGATTAAGTTGGTAACTGAATTATTTGATATTGCAACAGAACAACGAGCACAGGGTATTGCCAATTATCTAGCTGAATTACAAGACTTGTATGCCAAAAAGGCTTGGATGATTCGTGCTACTCTTAAAAAATCACGGGAATAAAATGAAGAAAATTATTATCGCAGTAACATTGTTGCTATCATCACTAAGTATATTTGCTTGGACACAACGACAACCTAATCCAATACAACAATGTCAAGTACATGCCCCATATGGATTTCCACAAACAATAGGCGTTCAAGCTATCTGTCGTCAAGCATATCTAGTTGGATATGATGCAGTAGCAAAATTACCAAAATTTGTAACTTATGAGCTATTACCACAAAACGCATTGGGTTGTGTAGCACGTACAAATGCATTTGCAACTGATCAATCAATATCAGACGGTGCTAGACCAGATGATTACGCTGCCACAGGATATGACAAGGGTCATATGAGTCCAGATGGTGACTTGTCTTGGGATACACAAGTTGAATTTGAGTCATTCTTAATGACTAACATGAGTCCACAAGCCGGATCATTAAATCGTGGAATATGGAAATTACTAGAAACTAGTGTACGTGGTTGGGTAGTTCAGCACAATCAAAGTTACACTGTTTATGTGGGTGGAGTATATAATGCACAAGACAAGAAAATCGGCAACGGCGTCGTTGTTCCTCATGGTTTTTACAAGATTGTTATCAATAATCAAACGAATGAAGTAGCAGGCTGGGCTTTTCCTCATGTTGCTCCATATCCTAATTTGGGTAATGACCTAACTAAGTTTCGTTTACCAATAGCACAGATTGAAAGTGCAGGTGGTGTTAAATTTGCTTATCCTAAAAATGCAAAAGAACTTGCGTCTGGTCAAGAATGGCCTGTGGATTTCGGTGCATTGACAAAAGCCAAACGTGCTAGATGTGGTGCAAACGCAATAGACGATTGATAAATATAATATAGGGGAAAAAAAATGCCAAAAATTACACACAGCATATCATCGGAATTGGGGACTAGTTTCACTCCATTTCATGGATGGGCAAAATCTAGATTATCAACAGAAGAATTTAATTCTTTTACAACTATTATAGATACTGATACGACTGAATTTAACTTTGAGTATTCAGAATTATACAATGCTTGGTTGGTAGATCAAAAAATAATACATAAAATATTTCATGACGGTGTTGAATATAAAGTAAATTCATACACCGATTTCGCATAGTAATGAAATATATTGAAATAATCAATGAGTCGGCTGCACATGAACTAGCAAAAAGATTGCCTAGTTTAGATAAGTACGACTATAATACCATTGATGATCTAATGCGTAAAGTTGCTAAAAAACACCGTATTACAGGCAAAGCATTACGTGATTTGTTTGTTCGCAAATATCGTTCCACCCCTGATCTTTGGGCCAAAAAACTGGACGAAGAATCATCGGGATCAGAAATAGAATCAGAAGTTAAACAGTTTGCTGAATGGGCATGTAGAACACTACATATTAAAAACGTTCCAGAAATTGAATTAAGCCAAGATACAAAAGATGCACAGGATAATCATCACACCGGTCGTCACGTTGAGGGCGAGGATTCTATTTGGGTATATGCAAAGAACCGCAATCTGGTAGACATACTACGTACAGTGTTTCATGAACTAGTTCACATTCGCCAAGGTGAACTCAATATGATTAAGCCAAACAGTAGCTACCCAGGTAGTCCAATTGAAGTTATGGCTGATATGTTAGCTGGTAAATATATCAAAATATATGGTGAAAAGCACCATAAAATCTTTCAATAAATAATCATTTGTGCTATAATGCATAGATGATTAATTTGCTTGTTCCCTTACCCAAACAATTAACAGTAGCTTTTAGTGGTGGAGTGGACAGTTGTGCCGCAGTTGATTTTCTAAGTAGAAAGCATGATGTTATTTGTGCTTTCTTTCATCATGATACGGAGAATAGCGAACGGGCATATGAATTTGTTGCCAACTTTTGCAACGACAGAAAACTATCATTAATTTTTGCCCGTATCAGTGAACCAGTTGTTCCAAAAGGTATCAGTCAAGAAGAACATTGGCGTGACCAAAGATATACATTTTTACACACATTAGGTCCTGTCATTACAGCACATCACTTAGATGACTGTGTAGAAACATATATCCATTCAGCACTTAATGGAACACCCAAAGTAATCCCTATGATTCGCAACAATGTACTACGCCCATTCTTAACAACACGCAAGAGTGAATTTATCTTTTGGTGTCAACGACACAATGTACCCTGGATTGAAGATTCAAGTAATCAAGATTCTAAATACATGCGTAACTACATTCGCAACGAATTAATGCCACATGCATTGCGAGTTAACCCAGGTTTACATACTTTGGTAAAAAAAGTTGTTGAAAAGCAACGATGATTCGTGTATACTTACATTTTAAGGAGAACCTATGTCAGATTATAACAGAAGCTTTAACGGTGACGCAAAGATTAAACTAACTCAATTGATTAACGAGGGCATGACAGTCATGCACGAAATTGATACATTGAATGGTGGTTTAACAGATACTATCAAAGCAGTAGCAGAAGAATTGGAAATCAAAGCCAGTACACTGAAGAAAGCTATTCGTATTGCACACAAAGCAAGTCTCGGTCAGACTAACAAAGACCACGATGAACTCAACACTATCTTGGAAACTGTGGGCAAAACACTTTGAGTTACGTTGACGCTATACACGCAAAAGACGAAGACCGTATCTACGTTGTAGAGAGGGATAATAACGGCAAACGTGAATACAAAGAATATCCTACTAACTATGTACTATACTATCCCGATCATAAGGGAAAGCAACGTAGTATCTATGGTAATCCAGTCTCACGATTCAGCACACGCAAGCGCACAGAGTTTGAGAAAGAAAGACGCATCCATTCAGGCAAGAAATTGTTTGAAAGTGATGTACCAGTTGTCTTTCGCTGTCTAAGTGAAAACTATCTTGGTGTTGATGCACCTAAACTACACACATGCTTCTTTGACATTGAAGTAGACTTTGATCCTATCAAAGGCTTCAGCCCTACTAGCGATCCATTCAATCCTGTTACTGCTATCAGTTGTTACTTAGACTGGCTTGATCAGTGTATCACACTAGTGATTGCTCCCAAACATATGTCTAGTGAAACAGCCAATGAAATCATCGGTGAGTTTGAGAATACGATGTTGTTCAAGACCGAAAAAGAAATGTTTGATGTGTTCTTTCAATTGATTGAAGACGCAGATGTGTTAACTGGTTGGAACTCAGAGGGCTATGATATACCTTACATGGTCAATCGTGTTACTAGGGTGATGAGTAAAGATGACACACGCAAGTTTTGCTTGATGGGTCAATTACCTAAAGCTAGAGAATATGAACGATTTGGTAAATCAGAAACTACATACGACTTAGTTGGTCGTGTACATCTTGACTATTTACAACTCTACAAAAAGTACAACTATGAGTCTCGCCACTCATATAAGTTAGATTCTATTGGTGAGATGGAAGTAGGAGAGAATAAAACACAATACGAAGGTACGCTTGACCAATTGTATAACAAAGACTTTAAAAAGTTCATTGAGTACAACAGACAAGATACTATGTTGTTAGTGAAAATTCACAACAAACTAAAGTTTTTAGAACTAGCTAATCAACTAGCGCATGAGAACACTGTACTGCTTCCAACAGTTATGGGTTCTGTGGCAATGATTGAGATGGCTATTTTTAATGAAGCCCACGCACGAGGGCTAGTAGTTCCTGATAAAAAACGAAAGACTGAAAATGATAATGAAATTCAACAAGCGGCAGGTGCCTTCGTTGCTACTCCCAAAAAGGGAATGCACGAATATGTTGGAGCAGTTGACATCAACTCGCTCTATCCCTCGGTTATTCGTGCCCTCAACATGGCAGGAGAAACAATCGTTGCACAAGTCAGACAGACAATCACAGACCAGTACATGAGCGACAAGGGCCTTCGACTAGCAAGTGAAAAGAAACGCTATAAAGAAGGTGACGATGATGTGACTGGCGCTGTTCTATGGGAAAACCTGTTTGGTTCACTAGAGTATACTAGTATCATGAATCAAGAACGAGGTACCATGCTTACTGTAGACTACGAAGATGGTCGCAGTGTAGAAATGTCAGCGGCAGAGATTTGGAAACTAGTCTTTGATAGTCATAAGCCCTGGATGCTAAGTGCAAACGGCACAATCTTTACTTATGAAAAAGAAGGCGTTGTTCCCGGTCTATTAAGTCGCTGGTACTCAGAACGTAAAGAAACACAGAAATTAGCAAAAGAAGCGTATGGCACTGACAAATATGATTATTATGATAAGCGTCAACTTGTTCGTAAGATTTTGTTGAACTCAGCATACGGTGCATTGTTGAACGAACATTGCCGATTCTACGACAAGCGTATAGGTCAGAGTGTTACATTAAGTGGTCGGCAGATTGTTCGTCATATGATGAGTAACATCAATGAAACGGTTGAAGGTGTTTATTCACATGAAGGAAATGCAATTGTTTATGGTGACACAGACAGTTGTTACTTTACTGCATACCCTATTCTCAAATCGCAAATACAGAACGGTGAGCTTGAATGGAACAAAGAAACTTGCATTGGTCTATATGATAGTATTGCCGACCAAGCTAATGATTCATTTCCCGGATTCATGGAGAAGGCATTTCACACACCTCGCAAGAGTGGTGAGATTATCAAAGCTGGTCGAGAACTAATTGGTGATCGTGCTATCTTTATCGTTAAGAAAAGATATGCTATCAACATCTTTGACAAAGAAGGTAAGCGTAAGGACAAAGATGGCAGTGCAGGTGACATCAAAGCTATGGGTCTTGACTTGAAACGTGCTGACACACCTAAGTATATACAAGAATTCTTAATGAATGTGTTGCAAATGGTCCTTCAACAAGGTAAAGGTCGTGATGAAGTTATTGAAGCAATCAAAGACTTCAAGCGTATCTTGTCATCACAAGACAGTTGGACTAAGGGTTCACCTAAAGGTGTAAACAAACTTACATACTACGGTGACTTGGAAGCTAAAAGTAAAACTGGCAGAGCAAACATGCCCGGACACGTTAGAGCCGCACTTAATTACAATTATTTGCGTAGAGTTAATGGTGATAACTATAGCCAAAGCATTATTGACGGTATGAAGGTAGTTGTTTGTAAACTAAAATCTAATGCGTTAGGGTTTACAAGTATTGCTTATCCTGTTGATGAACTACGACTACCTAAATGGTTTACTGAATTACCGTTTGATGATGCTGAAATGGAAAAGACATTAGTTGATGAAAAGATTGATAATTTACTAGGTGTGTTGGGTTGGGATATTCGTTCTAACACAGACACAAAGAGTACATTTGATGATTTGTTCTCATTCGGGTGAATTGATGTTGCATTTCGCAATAAAATCCACTATAATACACACATAAACAACCTAAATACTTTAAAGGAAAAACATGAAAGATAATTTACAAGACTTGATTCAACATACACATGGCTTAGGCAATGTTGACTTAATCAAAATCACTGGCACTGACCAAGAAACTCAAGTTAACGCAGTAGCAGAAGATAAATCTGTTATTGTTAGTGGTTCATTTAAGAATCCAAATGCAGGTTTTATTGGTACGTTTGGTATGCCTAACTTAGGCAAATTAAAAACAATTTTAGGCTTTGATGACGTTTATGATTCAGATGCTAAAATTAATATTACATATGTAAAAAAAGATGGAGTTGATGTTCCATCAGCAATTCACTTTGAAACTAAGAACGGTGACTTTGTTAATGACTATAGATTGATGAGTAAAGCAATTGTTGAAGAAAAAGTCAAAACTGTTACCTTCAAGGGTACTACATGGAATGTTGAATTTGAACCTACAATTGCAGGCATTCAACGACTAAAGAAACAAGCAAGTGCTAACAGTGAAGAAGATCATTTTACATTGACTACAGTTAATGGTGACTTGAAAGCTAACTTTGGTGATCCATCAACTCACAGTGGTAACTTTGTGTTTCAAGCTGGTGTAGGTGGAACATTAAACAAAACTTGGAACTGGCCCGTTAAGGTATTCTTGGCAATCATGGATCTTCCCGGTGACAAGACAATTCGTGTAGCTGATGCTGGTGCAACTGAGATTACAGTTGACAGTGGTTTGGCAACATATCGTTACTTACTTCCAGCAAACGCAAAATGATTGACTACGTAGTTGGTGGTGAGTTTATGAACGTGACTAGTAGTAAGGGGGTAACTCCCTACTTTAGTCATACTTCTAATCCCATGCAAGGTGCTGTATCATACGAATCTGGCAGTGGGAACCTAAAAGTATTTGACGGTAATAGTTGGCAAACTATCGGTGGCAGTAGTGCTGTGATCAATCTTACAGCTAACGCTATTACTATCTTAAAGTGGGCTGAACAGAAAATGCTAGAAGAAGCCGAGCGCAACAAATTAGCAGAAACAAATCCCGCTATCAAAGACCTTGTTGAGCAAATTAAACAAAAAGAAGAACAAATTAATATGGTTCAAACTCTACTTAATAGCCCAGGCGATTATAAAATTAAAAATTCTATGGTACCATAATGGAACAAGTTAATCTATCAGCAAGTCACAATCCTGAGTGGGCATTGTTTTTACCTGCAGTCAGTAGTTTTTATATTGCTGGCTTGGGTAAGCAACGTGAGGGTGAAGTATACTTTGAACCTCAACGTATACCAGTTGCTTTCAATGGTGACGTAGAAAAACTAAACTTTTTAAATAGTAAAGAAGGCTTATACTATTACAAGTGGGGTTTGTATAGTGCTGGTCACGCTAATTTAGATACTACTAAAGATGATCCTAACGAAAGTATCATTCGCAAACGTGAAGCCGGTACATTCATGTTGGGTGACAGCGGTGGTTTTCAGATTTTAAAGGCTCAATGGCCAGCGGACTGGAAAGATCCCAACTGTCCACGTGCCATGGTAAAACGTAAAGCTGTATTGAACTGGATGGACACATACATGGACTATGGTATGTGTTTAGATATCCCATCACAATCTCTATCTACATTTCATATTAAAGATCCCAAGACTGGTAAAAGTGCTCACGGTATCAGTACAATTGAAGAAGCTATTAGTGCTACTCATATCAACAATGAATACTTTATTAAACATCGTAATGGTAATTGCAAGTTCTTAAATGTGTTGCAAGGTCGTAATCATACACAAAGTGATGACTGGTATGAAGAAATGAAGAAATATTGTGACCCAAACATCTATCCAGACAATCACTTTAATGGTTGGGCATTCGGTGGTCAGAACAAGATTGATGTACACTTGATGTTGCGTAGACTTGTTAATATCATACATGATGGATTACTAGTAGAAGGTAAGCATGATTTGATTCACTGTTTAGGTGTGAGTATCTTAGAGTATGCGGTACTCTTCACCGACATTCAGAAAGCTATTCGTAAGTATCACAACCCTAAACTACAGATTACATTTGACTGTGCAAGCCCATTCTTTAGTGCGGCTAAGGGTCTAGCATATTTTAACACAGCTATTGAACATAACAAGAAATGGTCTTATCAAATGGAAAAGACTGCTGAGAAAAAATCTTATGCTAGTGATACCCGTAAGTTTAGAGATGCGGTATTGGCTGAGGGTATTCATAAAGTATTTACTGATAGTCCAGTTACTGACCTGTTGACCTTAAAGGACCTTTGCTATCGTGGTCAAGGATTCTTAGGTCAACATAATAAAGAAACTAAAACTAGCTGGGATACATTAAGCTATACATTATTACAGAGCCATAATGTGTTTACACACATGAGTGCAGTACAAGAAGCCAATCGTAAGTATGAGCAAGGTATCATGCCTAAGATGGTTATGAATAAGTTTGATGATGAACACTTTGGTGAAATCGTTGATAAGATATTTGCACAAAATGATAGACAAAAGAGTCTAGATATGATAGAATCACATAGTAGCTTCTGGATGCAAATGAAGTCAGGCAGTCAGGGTTTCAGTGGTAAGAAAGCAATGAACGCTATGACAATGTTTGACCAATTGTTTGAAGTAAATAACAGTGAATCGGAAGTTGATGAAGTCATTGAGGATAGTGATGACGCAATGTCCGAAATCTTAGGAGAATAACATGCAAGAACAAATAGAACAAACACTGACTGAAAAGCGTCGGCGTATTATAGATAAAGCAATTCGTACAATATTTGTGCGTTTTCAAAAAGAAGGTATTCATAAATACTCGGCGGCAGCAACAGACCCCAACTTAGCAACAGGTGATGAATATGATGTTAGCTTTCTAGCAACTCCGCATAGACACATCTTTCATTTTGAAGTGTCTATTGAAGTATTTCACAACGACAGAGATATTGAGTTTATTCAATTCAAGCGATGGTTAGAGAATCAATATTCTCAAAACATTCTTCAATTGGATTACAAAAGTTGTGAAATGATTAGTGATGACCTCTATGAAGTTATTGCAACTCGATATCCAGATCGTAATATTGTTATTCAAGTATCGGAAGATAATGAAAACGGTGCTACGATTGTTTACAACTTAACCACTCCCCTTCACAACATCGCTATTTAAAGGAATTATTAAAATGGCAAAATCACAATTTCAAACTAATCCACGTGTTACACAAATCTTTGAGGACCTTGAAGGGTATCTCATGTTCTGTCAAGATTACGGATACAAGTTTGATGAAGCAACACTATATGATATGCGTAGTTTTCCCTATCGTCAATTAACAAAAGTGTTAGCAAACAAGCCTGCAAAAGATCAGTGGGCAGAAGATATGCGGCCATGAAAGTAGTGTTAGTCACTGGGGGCTTTGACCCCCTGCACAGTGGGCACATTGAATACTTCAAGGCTGCTAAGAAGTTAGGATTCTTACTTATAGTAGGAATCAACAGTGACGCATGGTTGACCCGTAAAAAAGGTCAACCTTTTATGCCTATTACTGAACGAAAAGCAATCATTGAAAATCTATATCAAGTTCATAATGTAATTGAGTTTGATGATAGTGATGACACAGCTATTGATGCCATTAAGCAAGTAAAGAAATTACACCCAAAATCAAATATTATATTTGCTAATGGTGGCGACAGAACTAAAGACAACATTCCCGAAATGATATTTGATGATGTAGAATTTGTGTTCGGTGTCGGTGGCAACAACAAAATGAATTCAAGTAGTTGGATTCTACGTGAATGGAAAAACCCTAAAACAGAGCGTCAATGGGGATATTATCGTATACTACATGATATACCGGGATGTAAAGTAAAAGAACTAACTGTTAATCCTGGACAAAGTTTAAGTATGCAACGACATTTCAAACGACATGAATTCTGGCATGTTACTGAGGGTAATTGTATACTAGAACAGAAACTATCCGGCGGTTATGCATTACCTCCAATAGATTTAAAAACATATAGTCAGGTACAAATTCCACAAGGTGATTGGCATAGACTAAGTAATCCATACACTGTGCCGTGCAGAATTGTAGAGATTCAATATGGTATATTATGTGACGAAGATGATATAGAAAGACAAGATGCGTAAATTATATTACATGGGTCTCGAACCTTACAAAGCACGATACACACTACAGTTACAAGACTGGAATGAAAGTGTATTCAAACGTAGAGGCATTAACTATGTTATTGTACCCGGCGAAACATTAGGTAACGATCAAGCTATCGTTACAGGTCAAGTACTAGACGCACATGGTCGTACATACTACGGTATGAGTCAACTGATGAATCTAGTTAAGATGATGAAAGCCGGGCACGTTGGTGCAGGTGATGTAGTTTACTTTGAAGATATGTTTCAACCGGGTATTGAATCATTACCTTACATTATGAAACAGATTCCTATCACAAGTCGTCCTAAGATTTATGTTCGCTGTCTTGCACAAAGTATTGACCCAGATGACTTTGTTCATGTTTGGGGTATGAGTGAATTTATGGGTCACTATGAGAAGATGGTTGATAGTTTTGTTGATGGTGTACTCGCTACTAACGAAGAAATGGTCATGCACATGAAGATCGCAGGATGGAAAGCAACACTATATAACATCAGTGGATTAGCATTCGGTAAGAGTGAGGTGCAAAGTAGGGTAGAATCTATCAAACCATTCAGTGATAGAAAACATCGTGTCGTATTCTCAGCACGTTGGGATCAAGAGAAGCAACCTGACTTCTATATGGACCTTATTGAAACATGGAATGAACGTCATCCTAAGAGTGGCGTAGAGTTTGCTATTTGTTCAGGTGGTAAACTAAAGTCAAACAATGACAGCTATATGCAACGCACACGTGATATGCAGTCACGCGGCGTGTTAAAAGTTTATGAGGATTTAGAAAAGAATGCTTACTATGATATCGTCAATGACAGTCGTATTGTTTTTAATTGTGCTTTGCAAGATTGGGTTTCAAATACCGTATCAGAAGCAGATTCCCTTGGATGTAATGTGTTATATCCTGCTTATAGGTCTTTCCCCGAGACTTTTGCAAATGACCATTCTAGACTTTACATTCCCTGGTCTATAGAAGATGCACTAGACAAACTAGAAAAATTATTAAAGAAACCCCACGAAAAGATGGGAGCAATCAGTGATTATAACAATGGTACTATTGATCGTATCATTGATATATTAGAAGGTGGTGGAGACAAATACTTACGTATGTCATCAGACTATCGTAAATACACTAGAGAAAGTAAATACTAAAAGGAGAATATTATGTTTGAATCAACTTACACAGAAAACAGTTTTATAAACTATCGTTCAGCAGAGGAAATCAATAGTGCAATGGGTAGGGTGTACGGACACATGAGTCTTGCTATCATTGTATCAATGATTGTCAGTTACTTTGTGGGTTCTAGCCCAGAGTTGTTGGCATTCTTTTTTACAGGCGTAATGAAATGGATTGTAATCTTTGCACCACTAGCAGCTATTTTTGGTGTTTCCTATGTGCTGGGCAACAATCCTAGTAAAAGTGTAGCACAGTTGTGTCTACATGGCTTTGCAGCATTGATGGGTTTAAGTTTTGCTACAATCTTTGCTGTGTTTACTATGGGTAGTATTGTGAGTGCATTTATGGGAGCAGCAATATTGTTTGGTGTTATGAGTGGTTATGGCTACTTTACCAAACGTAGTCTGGACAGCATGGGCAAATTTATGTTTGTTGGATTAATTGCTATTGTTATTGCTAGTATCGTTAATATTTTTATTGGCAGTACTGTAATGCAAATGGTTATCAGCGCATTGGCTATTATTATCTTTCTTGGACTAACAGCGTATGATACACAAAAGATCCGTGAAGAAGTCAGTGTAGATACTAGTGATGTTGTAGAAATACGCGGAGCATTAACTCTTTATATGGACTTTATCAACTTGTTTTTAAACTTGTTAAATCTGTTTGGGGATAGAAAATAAGCATGGCAACTCGTAAAAAGAAAATAGATGTTATCATGTCTGCTGACATTGCAGAAATGATTGAACCCAAAGTAGTTAAAGGTAATCATTTGACCGTAACTACTTTCTTTGACGGCAGAACTATGCTACAATGGGATGACGAAGCATTATTAAAAGAAGTGCAAGAAGCACTCAAGTCAGTAGAAACAAAAACAAAACGCAAATCAATAAAGGAAAAATTATGAGCGCACATCAAGATATAGAAACACAATTGGCAGCATACCAAGCTGAATCAGCAAAGTTTGAAGCAGGTAACTCAGCAGCAGGCACTCGTGCCCGTAAAGCATTGGGTGAACTAGCTAAAGCAGTTAAAGCGCGCCGTAATGAGATTACTGAGACTAAGAACGCACGTGCCGCAGAAAAAGCGGCTGCTAAATAATTATGGATCAAAGAATTAAGGATATCTTACCTGAAATTACATACGGGTATGAAGGTTATGAAGTATTGGGTGACAACATCACTTATATATTTGATGTACCTGACTCATTATATGAGTTAACATACGAACTAGACGATTTTGTAATTGATTCGGACATTGAAGTTAACTACAGAAGTAAGTTACGTTACTGTTACAAAACTGAAAAAGTTCACATCATGTCTGGATGTAATTCAACCGGTACTCCTAGAGGTCTAGTGGTTAATGTTGACCAAGCTAATGCTATCAAGTTGGAAAAACAACTAATAATTTTTGCTTTGTTGAAAGATACAAAATGGTCAGTTACTAAAATTGACAACATACAAAATAACTTAGATGCCAACATTAAGCAGGAACAATTTTTTAATTCTTTGTTCACAATTGCATAAATAAACATGTAAGCTACAAAACGGTAGCTTACATTTCAAAAACAAAACCATCACAAAGGAAGGTTATCTATGAGTTATAATAAGACAAAATATAGGCATAAATACTCTATAGGAGTAAGTTATGCACCAACCATTTACATATTTAATAAAACATAAGCTATCAGGAAAAGTGTACTACGGAGTACGATATGCTAAAAAATGTTCCCCAAAAGACCTATGGAAAACATACTTTACTTCCTCAGAGGATATTCGTATGTTGATAGAAAGCGATGGTAAGGATGCCTTTGAGTTTCAAATAAGAAAAATCTTCAATGATGCTAAAAAGGCGATTGAGTGGGAAAAAAGAGTCCTAAAAAGAATGAAGGTAATCAAAAGAGAAGATTTTATCAATAGAAATATTCCCGGATCATCAATGTTTTCTCATAGCGAAGAAACTAAGAAAAAGATGAGAAAACCCAAACCAATTGGATTCAGTGAAAAATTAAAAGGTAATAAACATGCCTCTAATACTAAAGGTATATCAAAAACAAAAGAACATGCTGAAAACATTTCTAAAGGAAAAAAAGGTAAAGCACCATTTAAGGGTGAGGATCATCCTAGATATGGTACAAAAAAATCTAATGATGAACTTCTTAAATTATCACTTTCCATGAAGAAAAAGAAATGGATGAACAATGGGGTTAACTGTGCATTTGTTGAACCCACTGAAATTGACATTTACTTAGCGAGGGGATATACTATGGGAAGAGGATCTCTAAAATTTACAAAGGAAATATAAATTGTCGTATAATAAAACTAAAACGGATCCAGAGTTGGGTCAAAAAGTACATGAACATTTAGTTAAGGTGGGTGTTGAAACGCCCACAAAACCTAATAATTTAGACCGTAAAGAAAAGATTGATATAATTGAAGGTCATTTTCAAAAGATTATGGAAACCTTAGGTCTAGACCTAAGTGACGATAGTTTAGAGGAAACTCCCAAACGCTGGGCAAAGATGGCCGTCAATGAAATATTTTGGGGTCTTGACTACGAAGCATTTCCTAAATGTACAACAGTTGACAACAAGATGCAATACAACGAAATGGTTGTAGAGCGTAATGTTAATGTTCAATCTAACTGCGAACATCATTTTGTAGTCATTGATGGATTGGCTACTGTAGCTTATGTCCCTAAACAAAAAGTTTTAGGGCTTAGTAAGATTAATCGTATCGTAGAATATTTCAGTAAACGTCCTCAAATACAGGAACGCTTAACAGAGCAAATATTTCACACCTTACAGTTCATCCTTGATACGGAAGATGTTGCAGTTATGATTGATGCACAACACTATTGCGTGAAATCACGTGGTGTAGAAGATACTGGATCTAGCACTGTTACTTGTCGTTTAGGTGGTGGATTCAAATCAGATCCAGCAGCACGAAGTGAGTTCTTGCAAATTGCAAACAAAGGTTGCAAGTGATATTTAATAGAATCAAAGAATTAAAAGCACAAGGTTTACGAATTGGCATAACCTTCAGCCAATTTGATTTACTACATGCAGGACATATAGCAATGCTTAGTGAAGCCAAGAATCATTGTGATTATCTTATTTGTGGATTACAAAACAATGCTAGTTGGGATCGTCCTGAAAAGAATGAACCCATTCAAAGTATTGTTGAACGACAGATTACATTAAGTGCCTGTAGCTTTGTAGATGAAATTGTTGTTTACAACACTGAAAAAGACCTTGAAGATATCTTGTTAACATTACCAGTTGATGTTCGTATCTTGGGGGTAGAATATATGGAGAAAGACTTTACTGGTCGTGCTATCTGTGAAAAGCGCAATATAGAGTTAGTCTTTAACGGACGAGACCATTCGTTCAGTAGTTCAAGTCTACGCAAACGTGTAGCAGAAGCGGAGAAAATTAAAAATGCCTAAAAGAATATTAGTAATGGGCCTGCCAGGAGCAGGAAAAACATATCTAGCACAACATATTGTTGACCATCTGCAAGCAGATAAGAAACGTGTAGGTTGGTTGAATGCTGATGATGTTAGAAAGAAATACAACGATTGGGATTTTAGCACAGAAGGTCGTGTTCGTCAAAGTCTGCGTATGCGTGAACTAGCAGATGCAATGACAGATGTAGATTATGTTATATGTGACTTTGTTGCACCACTAGTTGAAATGCGTAACAACTTTAAAGCAGACTGGACTGTATGGGTAGATACGATTGACAAAGGCCGCTACGAAGACACTAACAAAGCTTTTATACCTCCTGAAGTGTATGACTTTAGAATCACAGAACAAAAGTGTGAGAAGTGGGGAGAGTTTGTTGCCGCACATATACTAGACAATCGGTTACGCCCTGTATTTGATTGGCAAAAGCCTACTGTACAAATGTTAGGTCGTTGGCAACCGTGGCACGAAGGACATCGTAAGTTGTTTGAACGTGCTATTGCTAAAACTGGGCAAGTAGTGATTCAGATTAGAGACTGTCAGGGTTGGAATGGAACTAATCCATTTGCCATTGAACAAGTAAAGAACTTTATCAAACGTGACTTGGATATGCTATATCAAGGTCAATATGAAATTCAAGTAGTTCCAAATATCACTAACATTACGTATGGGCGTGATGTGGGTTATACTATTGAACAAGAAACTTTTGATGATGCTACACATAGTATTAGCGCAACTAAGATTCGCAAATCTTTAGGATTTGGTAAATAAAGATAGCGGTCTTGGCATCGTCCCGCTTTACAAACTCCGCCGCCTATGCTATAATTAACATAGGAGAATTAGATGGCAAAATATTATTCAACAAAACACTATGGGCACAACATAGGTCTCAGTGCTGTGTTCAGACAACCAAATGCAGATCATAGTCACTGTCACTTGCTACATGGATACAGTCTAGGGTTCACATTCACATTTGGATGTGATAGTTTAGATAACAAAAACTGGGCAGTAGACTTTGGCGGACTTAAACCGCTTAAAGCATGGCTGGAAGATCACTTTGATCACAAACTGGCACTAGATAAAAATGATCCATACTTGACTAAATTTCGAGAACTCGAAGCGTTGAATCTAGCTGAGATTAGATTATTTGACGGTGTGGGTGCAGAGAAGTTTGCCGAACATGCATTTAACTTTGCTAACCAATTGATTCGAGATAAAACTAACAATCGTTGTTACTGTGTTCGAGTAGAGTGTGCAGAACATGGTGCCAATAGTGCCACTTATGAGGGATAATCGTGAATAGTTTAGAAAAAATCTGGGCAAGAGCGACTGGTCATTTAATGGGCAACACAGATGATGATCGCCCTGATGTTCCTATTCTTACATTGGGTGAAGCAAGGATTGCATTGTTCCTAAAAACTTTCTGGGTGGTCTTACATGTGATAACATGTTGTTTCATCATAGCAAACACAATCAGACATTGGTAATATGGCACAACTAAAAATTTCAGAATTATTTTATAGTATTCAGGGTGAAGGTAGATACATGGGCGTACCAAGTATTTTCCTAAGAACTTTTGGATGTAATTTCACATGCGGTGGCTTTGGTATGCCTAAGGGAGAATCAAGTAGTGAGAGAGATACTATTGCAATTAAAGCAGAAGATTATACAGATTATAAATCCTTACCGCTTGTCAGCACGGGATGTGATAGTTATGCATCATGGGACCCTCGTTTTAAACATCTTAGTCCTATGCTCACTACTGATAGTATTGTTGACAGCATTATAGATATACTTCCTCACAAGCGTTGGATGGATGAGCATTTGGTTATCACAGGAGGCGAACCTCTACTAGGATGGCAAAGAGCATATCCTGAATTACTTTCAAATGAGAAAATGAAGGCTCTCAAAGAGATTACATTTGAAACTAATGGTACACAAGAACTAAGTCAGGATCTTTCAATCTTCTTACATCAGTGGAAGATTAACAGAGAGAAAAACGCATTGACATTTAGTGTCAGTCCTAAACTAAGTATCAGTGGTGAAAAGTGGGAAGAAGCTATATGTCCAAGAATCATTTGCAAGTATGAAGACGTTGGATTTGTATATCTTAAATTTGTTGTGGCAACAGAAGATGATGTGCTAGAAGCAGAAAAAGCAGTTACGGTATATCGTGCTGCAGGATTTAGAGGTCCTGTATACTTAATGCCGTGCGGTGGTGTTGAAAGTATGTACAACATGAATGCTAAGAATGTAGCGATTGCGGCAATGAAGCGAGGCTGGCGTTATAGTGATAGACTTCAAGTGCCATTATTTAAGAACGAGTGGGGGACATAATGCCACAAACACAATCATACGATCATTTCTATGAAAGAATGATGGGAACCGAATACAAGTTTGCTTGGTTACCGCAGAGATGTGGTATATCAGGTAAACACATTTGGTTGAAGAAGGCCTATCGTATGACCAGAATGATTATGGGTCCTGGAGATACAATATTTGAATATCGCTGGCATGACAAAAACGAACATATAATTTGGAAATTAAAACAATGAGAACATACGACAAACGTATTGGCTTTTTGGTAAGTTATCAGACATTGATACCGCATGGTGGTATAGGACAGTTTGCTAAAAGTTTCTGTGAGTTGATGGATAGTTACAATATCAAAGTTGATATCATTACTGACAAAGAACCACAAGATAATGAATTTATAAAATCATTAAAGGCAAATATCATTAGTCCAAAAGAGTCATTACCCTACACAGCACATAGTAACATCTTTATGTACGGTGATACATTCTGCTATGAACGTATGGCTAATTTTCGCAATAGTATTGTGGAAGCATTAGAACATAACTTGTACGATGTATTTGTTTGTAACACATATGAAAGTATTCAAGTAGCCAATTCAATGGGTCTTGAAGACTGCATACAAATCATTGCGTATACTCATTTAGAGAGTCAGATATTCAAAGATACAAAGAATCCTTTTTTAATATCAACTAATGAAATGATGCGTAAGCAATTAGAATTGTACGGTATTACTATTGGCACACAAAGCAAATTCAATCAGTTACAATTTACCAGTGCTTATCATTTACCTATACCTATTACAGAAAAGTCATTATTAGAAGAACATCACAACCCTAGAGAAGGTGTGTTGTTTGTTGGTCGATGGGAAGAAGGAAAAAATCCTGAATTGTTTATTGATTTGATTGAACAAACTAAACTACCAGCTAAAGTTATGACTAGCCCCAACGGCGTTAAGAAGTTTGAAGAACGTCTACAAAAGATTGGTGCTACGTATGATGTTCGTGCTAGTATTGTTGGAAAAGAGAAAGTAGACTTTATTACATCTAGTAGAATTGCATTCAATCCTAGTGTTGTTGAGAGTTATGGTATGGCATTCTATGAACAACATATTCAACTACCAACATTAGTACTTGAAAATCAGCGTTGGACTAATAACTTTAACTCAGACTATTTCTACACTTGTACTAAAAAGACAATGGCTAACCGAGCGCAAGAACTTTACGACTCATTTGAGAAAGCAGAAAAATGGTATAATCTTGATTCACTAGAACATGCAAAGCAACAAGAATCTACAGTGTTTCATAAGTGGAACGAGTGTTTTTCTGATTTTTCACCTAAAAATTCTAATACTAACACAGCTAAAATTTGTAATGAAACGACTACAACACATAAAGATTTCATTAAAAGTCTAAGTCGTAGTATTATTTGTATTGATGATGTTCGTAGTGTGTTAACTAACAAACATAAGTTTCGCGTGATACACACAGACAACGATACATATTTAACCAAAAACCCTAATTTTGAACCAATAGAAGAAACAAGTGAAGGATTATTTCAATGGTAAAGAAAGTTTTAATCACAGGTAGTTCAGGCTATATAGGAAGTCATCTATGTAAGATGCTTGAGAAAGAATATACAATTTACGGATTAGACATTCGTGCTCCTCAAGCTGAAATAGAAAACTTCCTTCAAATTAATATCAATCAGCAATTCAACATTGAAGAAGAATTTGATTGTGTGATCCATTTAGCTGCATTAGTCAATGTAGGAGAGAGTGAGCAAAGACCTATTAGTTATTATATCACCAACTTGAACGGTACAATGAATATAGTTAACAAGATTAAGACAAAAAACTTTATCTTTGCTAGCACAGGCCTTGCTGAGTATTGTTATGATCCTTATGGTACTAGTAAAAAAGCCGCAGAAGATGTAGTTAAGGAATTTTGCACCTTGCATAGACAAACACCATACTCTATCTTTCGTTTCTACAATGTGATTGGCAGTGATGGATTTGATCCAACTAATAAAGATGGATTAATGTACAATCTAATGAAGGCGTGCGAGACCGGTGAGTTTACTGTATTCGGTAATGACTATGATACACGTGATGGATCATGTGTGCGTGATTATGTTCATGT